GCTTCTTCAACTTGTTTCATTTGAATAAGAGCCTCTTGAACTAATTTGTTTTCTTTCATGAAAATCTATTATTTTAACTAATAAATAGTATCAAATTAGAAAAAATTCATTTCCAACATGATACAATCTAAAATTTATTTAATAATAAATATTTCCAAAGGGCATAAAAAAAGTGGTCAGAGACCACTTTTTATTATTCAATTACTTCATCAATTTTACTTTCCGATACTGAAGTTATTCTCCAATCGTGTGTAAAACCTTGGTATTTTTCCGTAACTTTAGCTTCGACATCTGTTACTGAATAACCTTTAACTAATTTTTCTTCTCGAATTTTTTTGATTTTACCGCTGTTTTCATCAGGTAAATCGTACTGAATTTTTGCTACAAAGTATTTTTCTTCCATAATTAATTATTTTCCCAAATAATCGGTTAATTTTTTCATTAAGTCAACTCCTTTGGATTGAAATTCAGAATTTTCGGGAGATTTGTATCTTTTTTCTTCTTCTAAATTTTCTTCGTATTTGTGTCTATCATCAGGATTACTAAACAAATAAGCACCTGGTGTAGACGGTGATGATACTAAATCAAAACAAATTAATTCAAAATCATCTTGAACTTCATTTCTTTCACCAACTTTTTTTAACGACCCAACACCTCTTGATGAAACACCCATTGTAACACCTTGTCTCATTAAGTTTGCCGCTTGGTCACCTTTAGTTGAAACAATACCTCTTTCGTGGAATCCTGGTGATGTCAATAATTTTAATTTACCCATCAAGATGTTTTTATCCCACCATATATCAGTAATGATGTGAGAAACTCTATCCAAGTCAATTAGAGACGATTCAGGGTGGTTAAGTTCTGAAGTTGACAAACCTTTAGCAATTGCTTTTTTATAGTTCTCAGCCTCTCTCTTTAATATTCTTTCAGGATAAAATCTTCCGTTTCTATTCGGGGTGTCGTACTTCTGTAATACAGCATAGAACTCAAAAGGATTTCTATAATCTAAATTAGCAGCCTCTTTCAATATGTCGGCATTAAGACGGTCTTTTGGGGATACCCAACCAGCATCCATTTCAATCAATATTCCATGACCTACTTCACTTGCTTCTAAAATTCTTAATTGTTTCATTAATTCTTTTTAAGATAAATATATCAATTAAGTATCTTTACTACGATTCCACACTTTTTGATAATGAAAAATCAAAGTATTTGTTTTCCATTACATTTTCCCTAATGATATTTCTAATTATTTTTTTAATAGAATCTTTAATTTCAGGACATTTGAAATCCATCTCTTGATTAGTATAAAGATTAACCTCTAAATTAAAAAATGATTTTTTTCCGTGAGAAATACCACTTGTCCTTAGGTCTAAATCAACAATACTATGTTCTTTGAATAATTGAGAATTTATTGAATTAAATACTGAATGTTTAATTTCTCTACTCAAATTACAAACAACTCTATTCCAATTGTCGTGTTCAAATTTGGGTGTTACCCACGATTGAATGTTTATGTATAATGATTTCAAATTTTTTGAGTCTACTGTCCCATATACTGATTTAATTGGACTATATAGATTTAACTTTACACTTTTACCTTTTTTCATTAAGTTTCATTGTTGTCAATGTTTATTTGTTTGTAAAAAAATAACACAAATAAACCCAATTGTCAAAATTTTTCAAAAAAATAAGATATTTGTTATATATGTTAATCGTAGAAATCAACAAAGATGGAATAGAAAAAGCCTTGAAAACTTTGAAATCTAAAGTTATCAAGACTAAACAAAATCAAATTTTATTTGATAAAAAAGAGTTTGTGAAAAAATCTGTTGTTAAAAGAAACCAAAAATTAAAAGCTTCTTACATTCAAAAAAAGAAAGACAACTTAGATTGATTCTTCTAAAGTTTTTAACTTAAGAAAATTCAATTGGTCAAACTTTTCAGCTTTTAATCTATCAATAGTTTCGGATAATTTTGTTTTTAATTCAAATTCTTCCTCTTTCTCCAATAGAGTATTGAGCTTTGTAATTGCGCTTTCGCGTATGGTTTCAAATTTACCCTCAAGAGTTTTTGTGTCCTCAGACATTAATTGGATAAATTCTTTTTTAGATGATTCATCTAAATTTTCAATATAATTGGTTAAAGTTTGATTAGCAATTTTAACCATAGATTTTAATGGAATGTTGATTGATTCTTTAACCACTTCTTTTGTGGAAGTTAGAACACTAACAATATTTTTCTTTGAATTTACCCTCTCCAATAAATTCAATTTATTTGTATAAACTAATGAATCAATATCTGAATATTTATTCTCAACAGATTCAGATAATGTTTTAGGTAATTTAACGTTTGTTAATAATTTTTGGATTAAACTAACTCCTTCTTCTAAAAAATCTTTAGCGTCAGTTTCGTTTAGTCCTTGTGGCGTGCTTAGTTGGTCATACAAAGAATACAATTTGGACATAGTTTTGTTGTTCAAAACATTATGTTTGAATTCTTTCAACGATTTTTTGAACTCTACCTCGTTTGTGTAGGTTTCAATTAGTCTGTTTTCAATTATGGATTTTACTTTTCCGAATGTCATTTTAAGAGGTGTTTGAATATAAATATTATGAATTCAGTAACTTATCCAATTCTTTTGAAATTTCTCCTAAAGATTCTTGTGCTTGACCTAAATGTATAAAAGTTGAACCCTCAATTATATTACTTTCAACTAATAAATTCATATTTTTTGCCATCATAGACTCGGGTGTAACTTCTCCTCCTGGTGGTGGCGGCGCTACTTCACCCTCACCTCCTTCTGGTGGTAATGCTCCCGCTTCTTCTCCACCTCCTGATGGTGGTGGTGCACTAAATGCTCCCAATCCTCCACCTAACTCTTCTCCACCTCCTGGTGTTGTTGCTGCACCCGCAGTTGCGGTTCCACCTGAAGTATTACCATACAATTTGTCAATATTGTCAAATATACCTGTTTTGGTAATAACTGTAGGAGTTGCTTTAAGTTCTTCACCAACAGCTCTTTCAATTCTTTGTTGTTGTAAATCCAATCTGATTTCTTCATCAGAGAATCCAAAGATGTGTTTCTTAGCCCATGTAGATGATACAGGTTGAATACCGTTTCCTGGGTCAGCAACCAAATCTTTATACAATAAAACTTTTTCTTTCCACACATCAATTTTCAATAAATCTGCTTGTGTAGATGGGTTAGTAAGTCCTAATGTAAAGTTTTGTAATTCATCTTCAAAACCTAATAAGAATAAGTGAATGATTGCAATTTTGTTTAACTCTGCAATCATACTTTTTTGAATTCTGTTGATTGTACGAGCAAAACGAATATCTTGTAATGATAAGTTTTTACCATCACCAACAACTTCTTCAAATCCTAAAAATGCTTTTGGAACACGAAGTGCTGTTAATAATTTCTTTTGAATATATTCAATATCGGCAATCTCTGATAAGTTGGTTGCACCCGGTAATGTTGTGATTGGGTCTGGTGCCGCAGGGTCACGAACAGGGATAAAAAAATCTTGGTCAACCGCCATTTGGTTGAATCTCATATCTACATTACCTGTTTTTGAATCTACAACTTGTTCTCTCTTAAACTTGTTAGCAACACGTTGTACATACGCCTCAACATCATCGTCATTCATGTTTCCAACAAATACTTTGAATAATTTTCTTTCAGGTGCTCTTGATGTACGATAAATTAACATCGCATCTTCACAAAGTAATAGTTGTTTCCAAATACGTCTTGCCTTTTCTAACATAGAAGTACCATAAGGAAGTTTTCTATCATCACCCAATAATCTAAAGTGAGCAATCTCCCACGATTGAAACTCCATGTTTCTGTTTTTCCAAGTAAAATGAAGAGCTTTTTTATTTTCATCTTTTTCCTGTGTAATGTCCACAGTAATTTTGGCAGAAACTCCAACTTCGTGTCTTTCAATTTCAATTGTTGGTAATTGTTGACAACCAATAATACCTTTTTCAGGGTCTAATTTGAGGTAAACAAAGTTATCACCGTACTTACAAGTGTTTCTTGTCCACATTGGTAAGTTGGTGTTGATGTCCAAATTATTATTGAATAAATCTGCTAATACAGATTTAATACGTTTTGACTCAGAATAAATTTGAAGAATAAAACCATCTTCATTTGTTGTTGTAGATTCTTCAGAATAGATGTCTAACGCAGCAGAAATCTCAGGAGTATATTCCATCGATTCATAATCATACTGTGCCGACAATCTTGACGGTTCATAATAAATTGCTTGGGAATATAAGTTGTTTTCAACTTTTGCCCATTGGTTTGTTAAATAATAGGTTTGTTGAGCTTGGAGTTTTTCTCTCTCAAAATCATCACGATTTGTTGTACGCAGAAGTTCTTTCTTATCAAACTTGAATGTCGGATAATCCTGTTTTAACAGTGAATTTGGGCCGAATGTTTTGGATAGCCTCTGCCAGACCGTTAGATTTTGTTCACTCATAATACAATTTTACTAATTACTTCGATAATATAAATACTTATCTGGCACCAAATAACCATCCGTATTTTTGATAATCAGCTTTTGATGGTTCACCTTGATTACTCATTCCGTTACCTCTACCCATTTGTGGGACCATTGGATTGAAAAATTCAGATGTGTTTTTATTTTCATTAACTGTAGTTGCCCATGAGTTAATCATTGCCTTCGTATGATTAGTTACCTTTTCTAAAGATTGGAAAGATTTTTCCGCAACGTATAATGCCATAGACACACCCATGATACAGTCATCATGATGACCTTTTTGGTGGTCAGGTCTACCGTTAATATAAACAAAGGTATTCATTTCATTGTATAATCTGTTTGAATATACTTTGAATCCATGTCTAACACCTTCTTCAAATGCTGCAATAATTTGAACTCTTTTTGAATTGAAGTTTATACCGGGTATTTTTTCATTCATTTTTGGGTCCCATTTCCACTTATTACTTGTATCAACATTATCAACATATAAACCACCTTGATAATTTAATTCCTGTAATTTTCTTGCAGTAGAAATACCCATACCACCTGTGATATCAATAACACAATAAGCATTATACATTGTACCCCATTTATATGCAATTTCTGCCAATACATCTGGTGGAATTTTGGCAACATATTCTAACACTTGTTCTCTTTCATCAAAATCGATGATTTG